TTTATTGCCACCACCAATGACACTAGAGCCAGCTCTATTTGGCGAGATAATATTGTAGGTATCTAATCCAGAATTATGAACTTCAAATAATAATGAGTTCAGTGAGGAAGAAGAAATACCACCAACGCTTTCTGCATTTCTGAAGAATACATATGACTTACCTTTATCTTCAAATCCATGATCTCGGTGATTTACTTTGATAATAGAATTATTATTTTTGAATAAGTTTGATGTTGCATTAGTTGAAGATCTAACACTAGTTTCGAATGGACTTGCATCCAATAATTCATAGCCTAGTTTATTGTTGGTTAGTAAAATTTCAGCTGGTCTTGAGATATTAAATTCTGCACGGTATAAAGTAAATTTAATATCTTCAAATAAATCTTCTGTCCAGTTATCAGTATTCTGTGATTTGTAAACAGAACCAAGTAAAGGTTGCGAGTTAACTGTGGTACTAGTTGCAATTTCAGTTTCGCCCAAACGAGACGCCCAAATTTCATAGTTAATAGAATCCGTTTCAATTGTCAAAGCATACTCGGTTTCATTTTGTAGGTAAACTGGATGCTTGAAGTTAAATCTAGTTGGGACAATAGATTTTGTCTCACTAAACTCATCTGTGCAAATACCCATTCTTACAGCTGGAGTGTCAATCTCAATAATAGATTCAATTGTAGCCTCTCCTGCGCCGCTTCCAACGCCTTTAATAACAACAGATGGTGCTTCGGTATATCCACGACCATTTAATGAAATTTCTGCGTTATAAATCTTGAAGTCAGAAACACTAACAGTTCCAGTTGCAGTGCTTCCTCCTGGTAATTGTGGACTCTCGATAGTAATAGTAGCACTTTCGTAATTGTCGCCTACATTAGTAACTTTTAAATCAACAACCTTACCAGAATCTTTAGCAATTAGTAGTACTGCATTTTTATTTCTGGTGTTATTAAATTCAGTTACGGATGGAATCTCCAATGGTTCATTTTGTAAGAATGAAGTTCCATTGTGATTACTTAATACTAAAGTATATACTTGTTCTTTGTTTAATTGGAATTGAATTGAATTTTCGTCTCCAACTAAAATGTTATTTTTATCAAAAACTTTTAAGATAGGACCAGTGGCATTTGAATTCTTTCCTTTAATAAACTCACCTTTTCTGATGGAAATAGTATCAGAATCTCCAGTTAAATAAACTCTTAAGTAAGTTTCTGGATACATGATTGATTCAGAACCAGGAATAATAAACTTGCCTGGCTTTCCAGTATCAATATTTGTTAGATAAACTCTAATTGGAACTGTTTCATCTTTTTTATTGAAGAACAGATCAGTACCAGTAGTAAACATACCACCAGCAAAATTCTCAATTTTAAATGTTTGTGCCAGTGGGTTTGGCTTCGATTCCTGATCTGTATTACTATTAACTAATTGAACACCTTCATTTGCTTTAAAGTATGCAACTGAAGTTGAAATAATTGATTGTGGATTTTCTGGAATGATACCAGTAGAGTAGAATTTAATTTCTGCGTAAGTATCTGCAGTTAACTTTTCAGAATATTCTGTAGAAGAAGAGAAGGTGATAGTTTTTTCACCTGTCGTGAAACGCATTTCTTCAGAACCTTCATCATAAGAAACTGTATTTACATCTCCAGTCCATCTGGAATTTTCAATTGGTGGGTATCCAGCTGGGAATAAAATTATTCCACTTAGATTTCCATTCTCGTCTGTAACTAAAGGAGAATTGAATGTAGAAAGAGAACTTCCTGCCACACCAGTAAAGATAGTATCAGGTACTACCCATCTGTTTGCATTTCTACCTTCAATATAAATGTTGAGGTTAGTATTTGCTTTTAATCTTTGGACTTTAAATTTAACAGGAATTGATCTAGCAAAGAATTGCAGTGAAGATGAAACACTATTGTTATTAACTGTCTTGGAATTAATTCCTTTACCAATTTCATTATTCTGTGGGTTTACATTTGAAGAACTTGCGATTGATGCTTGTTGAACTAATGCATTTACTCCCTCACTAGCAACTGATGCAAAAGAATTGATATTCAAGAAGGAAGCATTTGTTCCTACCCAATTTACAACAAATGAATTGTAAATACTAGATAGAGATTCTTTTACATTATCTTTTGCTTGGAAGATAGTAAAGTGACTTGTGTTATTGTTAATTGCTAATGGAGCAACGGTTGTATCGTACCATTGATCAATAGTAGGAGTAATTGCACAATCACCAACATACTGAACTACTACAAATGGATTTGGATTAATTGTTTTCGTCGCAAATTCATTGCCAAGAACTTTAACTGAGCTATATGGCAACGTAACAATATTTTCTGACTTTTTATATCCAGAGATAGCACGTTGATCTTCTCTTGTATTGACTTCAACTAAATTGAAACTATTTTCTCTTGTTTGTGGACGCAAAACAGATTGTTGTGTATCAATAGAGCATCTGTAATCAGATGATTTAATATTACCAATACCATGAGATTCGAAGTTATCTACAATAAAACCACTCTTAAATCTATCAAGACCAATCTCATCTTTAACCTGCATGTTTAATGCTTGCTGCTCAAGAATGCTAAGAGTTGTATAATATTCTAGGCGTTCAATACGCTTCTCAAGCTTACCAATATCTTTCATCGTATATCTACGATTGTCAACTGGAGTAATTCTTACATCCTTACTATCATTAGTGAAGGATGGAATATAAAGATAACAGATTGGAATTGCGTCATCAATATTATCTGGTTTAGATGGATTCAGTGAAGAATTACCAGATTTTACAATAAACTCTCCTTTTTTGTTTAGGAAGATTCCATCAATACGATCTAAGTATTGTGTCTCACTAAATGAAACCGTAAATTCTAAATTTGGATCTGATGCTGGAGTAGCAGAAATAACACCCCCATCACCAACAAAGTTTACATAGCTCTTTCCTTCTGGATTTGTTAATATTGAAATATCCTGGAATCCAGTAATTGTCGTATTAGAATCTACCTTTGGTCTAAAATCAATAACATCTTTTAGTGAAACAATACCATTAAGTGTGGAGTTGAATGAAGGAATTTCATCCGCTGGCACTCCAGCTTCATGCAGATATGAATCTACAGTGCAAAAATCTCCCTGAGAATGTTCAAAATAATCAAATGCAATTACTAACTGACCGATAGGCGCATCAAACCCTGGCTTTAGTACTAATCTTGATACATCATATAAAGTATCTCTTTGACCATCATCAAATGTAAACTTGTATGTGATATCTGTTCCACTAATTAACTGACCACTTGCATCTACATCTGGTGGTGTAGTCGAAGTTCCTTCATAAACATATCTTAACTTATATGCATCGGAGTAAGAAAATACTTGAACATTTTCGCCATCATAATCTGTACCACGGAAAGGAATAACTCTATCTCCGCTAGAAGTAACAACAATTCTTTTATTTGTGATAGCAGTTTTTAACCTTGGCTTTGCCTTATCAATCTCTACAGTAGCAGTTAGTTTTAATTTAGGATAATTTGCTAAACCAGAACCAAAATAATTATCTGGTAAATTAATAACTGCAGATCCTGTAGTAATACCAGTAGAATCTGAAGTTGGATTATTAATGCTGACAGAATCAGGAGAGATATAAATTATATCACCAGATTGTACTAGTGTCGAATCTCCTTTATCCAACACAGTTAATACAAATGCATTTTCTGAATATGAAACAAATCTTTGGAATCCAGTTCCTAATTGTGCGGTAAATGTTAGAGTACCACCACTAGAAGAAAGATCAGTAGTAAAATCTTTTCTAATGTAGCATTTAATTTTTGTATCTGAAGTATCTTTGACAAGAGAAGCTACTTGCTTACTTCCAGTTGGGAATACTAAAGATGAAGTTACATTTTCAATGATTGGTCTAATTCTTACAACACTAGCATTAACAATATCATTTGGCAAGCTATAATCTAGATAAATTCTTGATTTGAAAACACCTTGTGCATCTGAAGTGTACTGTACAATATTTTTGATTACTTGATTTGATTCATCAGTAAACTGAATAATATCACCTTGTATTAAATCTTTTGCTAGGTTAGCGCCAAAACCATTACATTCAATAAAACGATCGCCAGCTTTGCCAGAGAAAGTAAAGTTAGTGATTTGTTTGTAATTTGAATATTCTGTCTTCGTAAAATCTACATCAGCTGTAAATACATAGTTATTATAATTGGAGTATATTGATTTTACATTTTGTGGAGTGTATGTTAAAACAGTATTCTTGAACAGAACTGGTATAATTACCGAAAAATTTGACGGAGAATCTGGTTGAGGAGATGCAGTAATTACAGGAGGAGCTGCATACTCTTTTCTTAAAGCGGTTCTATCATTGATTTCAATCTTATAGATAGAACCACCAATTAACTCTGGAGTTACTTTTGATGAATTAATTTCGTCTCCATCAATAATCAACTTTGCATCTGTTGTATAACCATTGCCACGCTTGGTGACAATAAAGTGAGAGATCGTATTATCTTTAGCAATCTTTAAAGAATTCCCATCTTCATCCGAAATTGTTTCTCCAGAAATAAATTCTCCTGAAAGAACACTAACAAATAAGATATTACCACTACTATAATTTTCGGTAGTGTCGGATTCAATAACTCCATAAGCATTACTAGTTTTACCAACAATATACTTACCAACTCCAAAGCCAATAGCTGGTGGCTCTTCCAAAGTAATCTTGGTGAAGAAAATAGGATTAAAATAAGAGAAATTAAAGATACCACTATAAGGTCTTGAATTAATTCCACTTCTTCCTCTGGAAACCACAATGTCAGTATCAGAATTAAAACCAAGT